CCTCTGCTGATGTTATTGCTGGGCACAACGTGCTTAATTTTGATATACCTGTTCTTCGGAAAGTTTATCCTTGGTTTAAGTATAACGGGGATGTTTTTGATACTCTTATTTTATCTAGGATGTACCATCCCAATTTGATGGATATAGATAAACGAAGAAATATACCAAGAATGCCTGAACACTTATATGGAAGACATTCCTTAGAAGCTTACGGATATCGGCTAGGAGAATACAAAGGAGAGTTTGGTAAAACAACTGACTGGCAAGACTGGTCACAAGAAATGCAAGATTATTGTGTACAAGACGTACACGTTACTACTAAATTATGCGAGCACTTTCGCCCTTACCTGACTGGTGTTCGTTAGAACATCGAGTCGCACAAATACTAACAGAACAAGAAATACATGGATGGTACTTTAATGAATCAAAAGCTCAGCAACTTGAGTCATCTCTCAGAGGAGAGATGGAAGAACTTACTGAAATACTTCGGAAAGAATGGACTCTCATTGGAGGAGCGATGTTCACTCCTAAACGAGATAACTCTACACAAGGATATAGAGCCGGAGCAGAGTTCCAAAGACTAAAAGAATTTAACCCCACATCACGAGATCACATAGCATGGATTCTTACGAATCGTTTGAATGTCAAACTGACCAAGACCACTACGACTGGGAAACCAATTATCGACGAGATTACATTGACGGAGATAAATATTCCCTTCTCGCTTCAATGTGCGAAATGTTTGACGATAAAGAAAAAGCTTGGAATGATATCCGAAGGCGTGAACGCTTACAACAAGCTTGTTACTGCTGAACATAGACTTCATCACCATTGTTCAGTTTCTACAAACACCTTCAGATGTGCTCATAGGAAACCAAATCTTGGGCAAGTCCCAGCAGATAAAAACTTTAGAGAATTATTTACAGCTAGTCCAAAGATGGTAATGGTAGGTGCTGACCTATCTGGAATAGAGCTACGAATGTTAGCTCATTACTTAGGCAGATTTGATGGTGGTAGGTATGGAGACATACTACTTAACGGAGATATCCATCAGGTTAATGCTGATAAAATTGGTATTTCTAGGCGACAAGTTAAAACAGTCACTTATGCTTTTCTTTATGGAGCCGGAAATATTAAGTTAGGTCAGTCATATGATGACACTTTATCTGATAAAAAAGCAGCCAAGAAAGGTAAAGAAATTAGACAAGCTTATGTAGCTGCTATTGATGGTTTATCTACTTTATTAAACAAAGTTAAAACTAAAGCTTTAACAGAAAAATTTGTACACGGAATCGACGGACGAAAAATTCTAGTTGATAGTCCACATAAAGCTTTAAATTATCTTCTTCAATGCTCTGCCGGTATCGTTGCAAAGCGTTGGATGGTAATTGCTAACGATTTGTTTGCTAAAAACAATGTCCACACTCATCAACTTGCCTTCGTGCATGATGAACTTCAATTTGAATGCGAACCTAAATCTATTATTGCTATGCGATATGGATTAGAGGTATCCGCAACATTAGCTGGAGAATACTACAACTTACGTTGTCCTATAGCTGCCGAATCAAAACACGGCAAAACATGGGCTGACGTGCATTAAATATGAAATTATTAATAGATTGCGACTACATAGTGTATAAATGCTGTGCTAGTGCAGAAACAGAAATGGATTTTGGTGATGACGTCATAGTCGTTACTTCTAATTTCTCAGATGCGATGAAATTCGTAAAAAGAGAGTTATCTAAAATCCAACTAGAATTTGGGTCATTTTTTGATGAAGATTTAATTTTATTCTTTACAAGTCCCAATAATTTTAGGAAAAAAATTTACCCAGAATACAAGGGTCATCGAAATCGTAAAAAGCCTTGTGGATTTAAACGGGTAATTAATCAGCTCAAACAAGACTACAAAGTTATTATTCAACCAACACTTGAAGCTGATGATTCAATGGGAATCTACGCCACAAAATGGGAAGGAAATATTATTGTGTCACCTGATAAAGACATGAGACAAATTCCCGGAAGATTGTACGATTTCAAAGAAACCGTCAACATCACACCAGAAGAAGGTGCTCGATGGCATCTCATACAAACAATGAGTGGCGACAACACAGATGGCTACTCGGGCGTACCCGGGATTGGAATTAAACGTGCTGAACAGATTTTTAAATTGAAAGGCTATACATGGAAAGCTGTTGTAGAGACCTTTGAAGAAAAAGGCATGACTGAAGCTGATGCATTAACCAACGCTAGGCTTGCTCGAATATTAACTAACGATGATTATGACGAAGCAAAAAAAGAACCAATCCTTTGGTCCCCCACCACCAGTTACAAAATTAACAACTGAACAAGAGTTCAGATTAAAAGCAATAGAAATAGCATTAAACAAACCCGAAGCAACTAAAGAAGACATCGTAACTGTCTTCTTAGCTTTACAAAAACAAAATTTTGTATTAATTAATTCACTCAACAACGTTTTAGAAGCATGGGCAAAGCATCCACTAATGAACAGGGACCGAACTACTACAAACGAGGTTCCATTGATGTTTGGGATTTTATTAGAGACCAACAACTCGGATTTCACCTCGGAAACGTAATCAAATATGTATGTAGAGCCGGTTATAAAAATAACGATATAGAAGACTTACAAAAAGCAATCCACTATTTAGCAAATGAAATTGAATACAGAACCAAACAAAATCGCTAGGACTGGTCGAGTCCAGCAATGGATCGATAACCCACACAGTCGCTTACCAGTTTCTTGTACTGTATTCGTCGTCGAAGACTCAATGGAGGGAAAAAATGGAATCCAAGCAAGCTGGCAATTTGTATCACATGCTCTTAGATATGGAGCTGGCGTCGCAGTCCACCTGTCAAAGATTAGACCAAAAGGAACAACTACTAATAAAGGACCTGATACTCTCGTTGCATCAGGACCAGTCTCATTCGGAAAAATTTACTCAACATTAAATGAAATACTTAGAAGAGGCGGTACGTACCGCAACGGTGCCTGTGTTTTGCACCTTGATATTAATCACCCCGATATTCTTGACTTCGTGCTCGCAGAAAGAGCCGAGTTACCGTGGGTTAAAAGATGTGTTGACCTCACCTCAGACCTCTGGCACAGTGCAAAAGCTTCAACAAAAGAAGCAATCCTTGGAGGCATTGCAAAAGGAGATATTTGGCTCAACAAAATAAAACATGACAATGAAAAAAATCGAATCTACGGAAATGTCTGTCTTGAAGTTTACTTGCCCTCACGAGGAACATGCTTGCTCCAGCATATCAATCTCAGTGCCAATCTTATCGGCGACCTACGCGAAAGTTTCCGCAAAGGTATGTCCGAGTTGTGCGATCTTCATGGCAGAACAGGTGTTGGAGGGACTGGAGAATACCTATCCCCGGACAAAGACAGGCAAGTCGGGCTCGGAGTGCTTGGCTTATCCAACTTCCTCGCAAACAACAACATAACTTATGCTCAATTTGGTGAAGCATTAGAAGCTGTTAATGAAGGGAGAACTTATGAAGGTTACGCGGGACTTGCAGCCCGTGAGCTTTACTTAGCAATTTTAGAGGCTGCAAGCATAGCAAGAGAGAACAACATGAAGAGAGCATTTGCCATAGCTCCAACAGCAAGTTGTTCATATAGAAGTAGAGATCTCAATGGCTACACAGCAACTCCTGAGATCGCACCTCCAATATCACGAACAGTTGATAGGGATTCAGGTGAATTTGGGGTGGAACGAGTTGAATATGGCAACGTTGAAATAGCCAGCGAAGTAGGCTGGGAAACATATCAGAAGGTAGCAGATGAGTTTATGACTATGCTATCTAGAACTAATTTGCTGCATGGCTATAGCTTCAATTCTTGGAGCGATATGGTGAACTACGATGAAGCATTTGTAGACGAGTGGCTTAATAGTCCTCAAACGTCTTTGTATTATTCGCTTCAAATTATGTCGGACGTTCAAGATAAGTCAAATGCTTACGCTGCATTAGATGAGAAAGAAGTCGATGAATATTTGGAGGGGATTCTTAATGAAACCAATTGTGATTGTCAACAATGAACCCCTATACAAAATTACTTAACAGAAAAAGAACTTGGACACCAGTCCAACCCACAAAAGGAAAAATAACAGAAGGTGCTGAAGAAACCGTCAAACGTGCTCTCGCAATACGTCATATGGAGCTTCCAGTTGGAGACTTTATTCGTGAGGGTCTTGAAAAAAATGTTCCCCTTGCAGCTAGAGAGTTGCTCGAGTCGAATGTCAAAGATGAAATCAAACATGACTTGGCTTTAGGCTACATAGTTAAAGCTCATGGAGCTGATAGCAAGTCAGAATACGAAGCAATTAAATTAAGAGATGCTTGGATTGAACACCCCGATCACACTATTACCAAAGCTCTTGTCGCCGAACGAGCTATATTCTTTGTGCTACTACCTATGTTTCGCTTCCTTGGTGATGCAGCTCTTAGGACAGTATCAGCTGATATTTCCAGAGATGAACAGATCCACGTTGCGACAAATAGCCTCGTATGTGCTGAGTTGGGTCTTGTTCCTAGTGATAGTTTGGACAAGCTTAGGAAAGCAACTATTAACTGGATAATGCAACCCTTAAAGATAGGTACATCCGATAAATATTTGGACAAAAAATTTTGGCTAGATGCTAGTGATCGACTTATGTATGAAGGTAAAGCTCCACAATTAAACGATACTAAAGCTGGAAGAATGCCAGCATTTTTTGAACATGCAAACACCAACCTCCCACAATATTCTTGAACCAATCTTAGGTCCAACCCTACCTTTCGTTCTCGAAGAACTTGAAGAAAATTTTCCTCAAGTAAATCCACATCCTAAAGAAGAGATACAATCAATCATGTATAAGGCTGGTCAACGGTCAGTGGTTGAGTGGATAAAAAAAAGAATAGATGAATAATGTTATTACTACCTGTTTTTGCTGACAAGATACCAGATGTTTGGCATCAAGTTAAACCATTAGTTGAAAAAGCTTTAGCGAGAACAGCTGGTGAACAGGAACCTTCAGATGTTTTAAGCAGATTACTAAGTAAAAGTTATGTACTCTTTGCTGGAATTGAAGGGCAAGATTTGTCTGCAATCTGCATAGCAGAAATATTATATTACCCTCGTAAAAAAATTTGTCATGTAACCCTTGCAGCTACAAAATCTGGTCGAGACTTTGAAGATTGGGAAGAACACTTCAAAGTTATTGAGGATTTTGCACGAGCAATGGGTTGCGTATCGGTATCTGCGTGGGTAAGAAAAGGATTTGTAAAAAAATTAAAATGGAAACATCAATACTCAATAGTTACTAAAGATTTATAGGAGAAAAATTATGAGTGGAGGAGGAGGAGGACAAACAACTTACGATGATCAGTGGATTAGAGATGCTGAAGCTAGACTGTCACAAAATGTAGCTGACCTTGGTAAACAAGGTGAATACAGACATCAAGAACATCTTAATCAACAGGCATACCTTGAAGCTTTAAGTGATATTAATACAACTCAGTCTGCACAGCTAGGAACTTTATTTGATCATAATGAAATGACTGCGGGTATAAATGAAACGCAGTCTACGCAAATAGGAGATTTGTATAAATTTAAAGATGAATACGGTGCAAAATTATCTGAATTAGAAAACCTTTATGGTACTGGTACAGGTGCTTCTACCATAGCAGATGTATCTGGACTAGATAATATTATTAAAGATTTACAAAGTAAATATGACAGTGTATCTGGATACGATACACGTATGTCTGACAGTTTAAATGATCTTGGTAAAACTTTAAGAGGTGAGTTTGAAACTGGCATAGAAGACTTAAAAATTCCAGATTACACTGAGCAATTAAACCAAATATCAGATGAATATGCTACTACTCTTGGTGATCTAGATCAACTAAGAAGTTCTTTCGGTGACTTTCAACAACAATCTGCAACTACTTTGGGCAATGTTCAATCAGCATTACAAACTGAGATTGGAGATGTTCGAGGCAACCTTACATCTGGTTTGAAGGATTTAAGATCTGATTCTTTCAATGCTTTAACTGATGTTTATTCATCAAGAGATGAAGCTCTTTCTAATTTGTCTGGACGATTTGGTACTGAACTACGCCAACAAGAAGATGCACTTACTAAACGTATTGATGATACAGGTAAAGATATTGATGACAGAATAGCTCAACTTGGTTCCATGATGAACTACCGAATGCTCGGAGATAGTGCTGGCGGAGTAAAGATGAGAAGATCTAAAGCTTATACATCTGGTGCTGTTAATACTGGTACAGGTCAGCTAAGTCGTTCAATGAAATTAAAAACACTTAATATATAATTATGACTGCGAAATCTAGATACGATGCGCTTTCTAGTGACAGATCACAATTCTTAAACGTAGCTGAACAGGCAACTAAACTTACACTTCCTTACTTAGTAAGAGGTGAAGAGGATCATAATGGAGGAGCAAGAAATCTTACAACTCCGTGGCAATCATGTGGTGCAAAAGGTGTAGTAACCTTGGCATCAAAATTAATGCTTGCTTTACTCCCTCCTCAAACAAGTTTTTTTAAATTACAGTTAGATGAAAATTCTCTTGAAGGTCAAATACCTCCAGAGATGAGATCAGAATTAGATTTATCTTTTGCCAAAATTGAAAGAACTATTCTTGAGGCTATTGCAGCGTCAAGTGATCGTGTAATTATTCACCAAGCTCTTAAGCATTTAATTGTTGCTGGTAATGTTCTTGTATTTATGGGGGAGTCTGGATTAAAGATGTTCCCATTAAATAGATACGCAATAGAACGAGATGGTAACGGTAATGTTATAGAGATTGTCACTAAAGAAAGAATTAATAAATCTCTTTTGGAAGATATTGTTCCAGAAGATTTTAAATTAGATCAAGAACAAGATGTCACCGAAGATGGTGAATATGTAGATCGCCAAGAAGTAGATATATACACACACTGTTTTCGTGTGGGTAATAAATACGAATGGCATCAAGAAGTATATGATCAAATCATCCCTGCTTCAAAAGGAAAAGCACCAGCTAACTCCACACCATGGCTCCCACTAAGGTTTAATACCGTGGATGGAGAAGCATATGGACGTGGCAGAGTTGAAGAGTTTATGGGAGATTTAAAATCTCTCGAAGCATTAATGCAAGCTCTTGTTGAAGGTAGTGCTAGTGCAGCAAAGGTTGTCTTTACAGTCAGTCCTAGCTCAACTACAAAACCACAGACTTTAGCTCAAGCAGGTAACGGTGCAATTATACAGGGAAGACCTGATGATATAGGAGTTGTCAACGTAGGAAAAACAGCTGACTTTAGAACAGCATTTGAAATGGCTATGCAATTAGAGAAACGTCTTAATGAGGCTTTCCTAGTTCTTAATGTCAGACAGTCTGAAAGAACTACGGCTGAGGAAGTTAGAATGACGCAGATGGAGTTGGATCAGCAGCTTGGAGGATTATATTCACTTCTAACTATAGACCTATTAGTTCCATACTTATCAAGAAAACTTACGGTATTCCAGAAGTCTGGAGAGATACCACAAATTCCCGGGGATATGGTTAAGCCTACAATCGTAGCCGGTGTCAATGCTCTTGGACGTGGACAGGATAGAGAAAGTCTTATTCAATTCATGACAACTATTGCTCAAGCAATGGGACCAGAAGCAATGCTCCAATACATAAACCCAGAAGAAGCTATTAAACGCTTAGCAGCTGCCCAAGGTATTGATGTATTAAATCTTGTAAGAAGTATGCAAGAAATACAACAAGAACAGCAAGGTGCCCAACAACAAGCTATGAATATGCAACAACAAGAAATGCAGATTCAAGCTATGAAGACACCTATGGCTGATCCAAGCAAGAACCCTGCATTAGCTCAACAATTAGCTGAAGGTTCAGGTAGTACACCACAACCACAAGCAGCGGATATACCAACAAACCAAGCACCCGAATATAGTTAAACATGTCTGAGACATTAACAATGGATGAGATTCAAGCGGAACAGCCTGAATTAACTCCAGAAGAACAAGACTCTCTCCAAGTTGGAGAAGCAATGGAAAGTCAGCAAGAACAATTATTAGCTGGCAAATATAAGAATGCTGAGGAGCTAGAAAAAGCTCACTTAGAACTACAGAAAAAACTAGGAGAAAAATCCGCAGAACCTAAAGAGGAGACAGTAGATGAAAAGCCTGAAGAAATCAAAGCCGAAGAAAAAGAAGATAACAAAGAGTCCAAAGAAAATAAAGTATTAGATGAACTTTGGAATCAAAGGGAAAAAGGATTTAGTGATGACGCATTACAAAATCTAGCTAAAACTAATCCCGGAGAATTAGCTAAAGAGTATCTTCGTTACAGAGAATCCCAACAACCAAAAGGGTTATCTGAAAAAGATGTTACTGAACTTAAAGACTTAGCTGGTGGTCCACAGAAGTATGACCAGTTAGTTAATTGGGCAACAAAAAATTTACCAGAAAAAGAACAGCAAATGTATGACGCAGTGGTGGATCGTGGTGATCCACTTGCCTGTTACTTTGCGCTCCAAACAGTTATAAACAAATACGAAAATGCAGTTGGCGTAGATGGACAACTAATAACAGGTAAAGCACCAACTGCTTCTACTGACATATTTAGAAGTCAAGCCGAACTTGTAGAAGCTATGGGTGATCCTCGTTATGAGAACGACCCTGCCTATCGCCAAGATGTAATTAACAAACTTGATAGATCAAAAATTAATTTTTAATTATTAGACATAGCGGCGACCCGAATCGTATCGTCCTCGCCATATGTTTTTCCTACCCAA